CGGACTCATAATCCGTTGGTTCCTGGTTCGAGTCCAGGTGGAGGCACCAAATGCGGGGTTCGTATAATGGTAATACCTTAGCCTTCCAAGCTAAAGCCGAGAGTTCGATTCTCTTACCCCGCTCCAAGTACACACATTATTGTTTATAATCTTGTGTTTAGTGATAAATACATTAAAGGAGATAAACAATGATTTTAGTAGAAGATTGGATTAATGAATCTAGAGAAAGCAGGACTGATCATTTACGATTAGATGAACCTTGCGTAGAGCGAGGCGGAAATAGTACAGTGCATAGAGGTGTATTAGCGCAATATCTAAACACTAATTTGCCTAACAAAATTGATTTGTGTCATGCTTGCCATAATGACAAGTGTAGTAATCCTAAGCATTTATATTGGGGTACTAGAAAAGAAAATGTAGCCGATGCTAAAAGTGTGAGCAAATGGAAAAGTCCTTGGGAGTATTCTGTTGAAAAATATGGATATGAAGAGGCTTGTAGAATGAATGCCCGAGGTGATAAATCTTTAGGTGGAAGGGCAAACAAAGGTAAACCTAAAACTGAAGAACACAAAAAAAATATTGCAGAAAAATTAAAAATTCTGTATAATAAAGATTAATGCGAGAGTGGTGGAACGGTATACACTCCAGACTTAAAATCTGGCGCCCGTAAGGGATTGAGGGTTCAAGTCCCTCCTCTCGCACCAAGTATTATGCGCAAGTGGTGGAATGGTATACACGCTGGTCTTAGAAGCCAGTGCCGAAAGGATTGAGAGTTCAAGTCTCTCCTTGCGCACCAGTAACAGGGGATTAGCTCAGCTGGTAGAGTTGCGCCCTTACAAGGCGAAGGTCGGCGGTTCGAACCCGTCATCCCCTACCATTTATTTTGTTTAAAAAACTTTTTGAAAATGTACCGTCTACTCGTAAAGAGTATGTAGTGTGTTCCGCTAATTCAGTACCATGATAATTTGCACCAACAAACCATATACATTTACCATTCATGAAAGTTTTTTGATTTGTATTTTCATCTAATAAAAAAATTCTTTTTGCGTCAAATAAATTTATCAGTATAAATTGATCTTGCTGTTCCCAATTAGAAGAATATTCTATATCTTTGTGAATTTCAGTTTTGGTATTTTGATAGTTAATAAAAAAATTAACTCTACCATAATCAGAAAAAATGTTTTGAGAATCTAACCAATTATAGAAAAAGATAAATTCATTATCAAATTCTGCTTGCTTACAGGAAGCAAAGTAAGCTTTATTAGTCATTGAAATAGGATCCCTTAGTTTAAGATTGAATCCTCCTTCAATTACTTGCTGATTTTCAAATAAGGTATAAAAGTCAAATGTATTTTTTTCAATGCATTGTCTGATAGTATCAATGTGTTCAGAGTTTGGATTTATACTTAATATATTTTCTAATTCTAGAATTCCTAATTTGTCAGATGGGTTGTAACAGGCTCTACTTTCATAGTATACTGGTTTTATGTGTTGTATGTTATTTGCAACAAAAGCTGAAATTTTTGGACGTAATGTCATTAGTGATGAAATATCTACGTAGTTATCTAGATTATAATATAACTGACCAAAAAGTTTGTGCATAAGTAATTTATCTGTTATAATTATTTATTGGCATACAGCCTTGGAGTATTTAATGAGTGATAAAACAAGCGAGTTAGCAGCAAAAAATGCAGGTGGTCTTTATAATCTAGTGTTGGTTGCTAGTGCAAGAGTTCGTGAACTTAAAAATAAACACGCACCAAAAATCGTAACAAAAAAAGGTACAACAATGACTGCACTACAAGAAATTGAAGAAGGTCATATCAACCCTAAAGAGTATTTAAAAAAGCTTAAATAGTTTATTGTGTCTCGGTAGTGTAACGGCAGCATACCGGTCTCCAAAACCGTTGGTCGGGGTTCAAATCCCTGCCGGGACGCCAAATTTATGCAACGGTGGCAGAGAGGCCCAATGCAAGGGTCTGCAAAACCCTAAAACCGTCAGTTCGAATCTGACCCGTTGCTCCAAGTATCCCGTAGTCCCTTCTGCGTTATTAAAGGGGGTAATTAGCTTCACCATAATGCTAGGGCGCATACGATCAAAGCCTCAAAGCCCGCTTACATGGGTGATAGAAAAATCGTAGGTCGGAACTACAACCTTACCAGAAGAGAAACGTAGTGGACAGTGTAACAACTCAGTAAGGGGCTAAGGGGACTTAGTAGCCTTACAATTTTAAAGGATAATTATAATGGAAACAATTCGTGCTAGTCATATATTAGTTGAAAGTTTAGACAAGGCTGCAGGTCTACGTAATGATATTATATCAGGTAGAAAATTTGCCGATGTTGCAAGAGCAAATTCAAAATGTCCAAGTGGCTCACAGGGCGGTGATTTAGGAACGTTTACACGTGGTCAAATGGTAAAGCCATTTGAAGATGCAGCATTCAGTTTAGATGTAGGACAAATGAGTGAACCAATTCAAACAAATTTTGGTTACCACATTATTCATAGAACAGGTTAATTCAGACGCGGGATAGAGAAACGGCATCTCGGGAGTCTCATAAGCTCCAGTTCCTGGTTCGATTCCGGGTCCCGCAACCAGTTTCGGAGTATAGCACAGCCTGGTAGTGCACCTGCTTTGGGAGCAGGGGGTCCGAGGTTCGAATCCTCGTACTCCGACCATTTTTATAGAGAGGTAAATATGCCAGCAAATTTTTTAGTTTCTGACACACATTTTGGTCACGCTGGTGTATGTAAATTCCTGCGTGATGATGGAACAAAACTACGTCCATGGGATGATCCAGAAGAAATGGATGAAGAAATGGTTCGTCGTTGGAATGAAACAGTAAGACCAAATGATAAGGTATATCATCTTGGTGATGTCGTAATTAATCGCAAAGCACTAAAAATTCTTGAAAGATTAAACGGAGATAAGGTATTAATCAAGGGTAATCACGACATTTTTAAACTTGAAGATTACACAAAATATTTCCGCGACGTTCGTGGGTATCACGTAATGAATGGAATGATACTAAGTCACATTCCCGTGCATACAGAAAGTTTAGCACGTTTTGGTACTAATATTCATGGACATCTACATTACAACAGAGTTAAAACAGAAATCTTTGGAGAATATGAAATTGATCCAAGATATCACTGTGTTTGTGTAGAGCAGACAGACTACCGTCCTATACTGTTTGAACATGTAATCAAACGTATTACAGAAGAAGGCGGCACTGTAGGATTTAAGAACGGTAACGGTCCTATCATGTAATAGACCCTTCGGGGTCTATTTTTTTGGCTATTTTCTATAGTCCTATCCACTAGTATTTTAACTGTGTATATTGTATACTACAACATACATGTTAAATACTATATGAAGAAATTACTATTACTGACTCTCTTTTTGTTTACCGTAACCTGTGCTAATGCTGCACCAAACAAAAAAGAAAAAAAATATCACAATAAACATCACATTGTAAAAAAATACAAAAAGAAAAATTATGCTGCAAAGCAGAGATACCGCGGTGGTATTCAAACTAACCCTAATGTTATGTTGATGAATGTAACAGATAATCACATAATAGAAAACACATTACCCGAACATCGTGGGAGTATAGCAAGTATTAGTAAACTTATGACAGTATACACTGTGATAAGTGCTAAGCAAGAAATGAATGAAATAATTCCAGTAGTTAGTACGTTGTCTAATCACACTAGACTTTCAAAGGGAATGCAAGTATCCAGAAAAGACTTGATCATGTTAGCACTAATTCATAGCGATAATTTAGCTGCAAAAACCTTAGCAGATAACTATATAGGCGGGTATGATGCATTTATTCATGCTATGAATAAAAATGCAAAAGAATTATTAATGGATAATACAATGTTTTATGATCCAACTGGATTACATGCCGGAAATGTAAGTTCTACAAAGGATATAATATTTTTGACCAATGCGGTAAGTCAATTCTCTATTGTTAGAGAAGCAGCACAAAGCGAAGATTATAAAGTAAAAGTAACTAAAGGTAAGAAAACATTTACCATCATAGCTAAACCAACTATTAACTTCTTTGGAAAAGAAGGAGTGATTACTTTAAAAACTGGATTTACTAATGCTGCAGGTTTTTGTATAACTATGTTGGTTAATAAAAAAGACAAGCTATACAATATTGTGATATTAGGAGCAAGATCCAGCCAAGAAAGAAAATTTTTGATTGAAAGAAGTTTGAAAAGCATACAGATATAAATAAATTAGTAGTACATAACTTAGCGAGTCCAATCATGAGCAAAATAAATGAAGTTGAAGAAATAGAAGAAGAGGTTTACGAAGATTGGCAGTATGAAACAAGTGGTCAGATGGCAAGTGAATTTATAGAAAAACAAATTATGCCTCTGCTACATGAATTTGATTTTGGTAACGAAGATGAATATTATATATATGGTACTGCAACTTTTGGAGTACTTGTAGAAATTTTACCCCTATTAGCACAACTAGGGTACAATAAAGATGATATCATAGAACAAGTTCACCAATATTATGATTTTGTTGATAATAGGACTTTACATTGATAGAAATAAGTTTTTACTATCAAGAAAGTCAGAAAAGCCCAGTACATGAAGTAATGATACAATCTTTAGCTAATGCACTGGGCTCCCTTATTGAACTTCCTAATAAATTACAAGTTTGTCTGTACCCGTTTTTAGATAACGTATATGGTGGTATAGATAAACGAGTTGCCAACAGATTTGGCATAAACATCAATTTGCCTTTAACACAGATTCCTAAAATTGTAGTACATGAATTAATTCATATTCATCAAAGACACATAGGAATGCTAAACATAAAAGGTGGCCATTACTATTGGAGATCGATTCCTTATGGTAACAAATTGCCAGAAGAAATGAGTTATGAAGAATATAAGAATTGCCCGTGGGAAATAGATGTAGATAACCGTGTTGACAAATTGTTAACAGAATCATTAAAGTTGACAAAATTGCAACATTTAGCCAAAGTTGACAATAAATCCAACTAATGCTATAATGCTAGCATGACTAGAAAACGTAGATCAGATCGTAATCATATCATTTATGTAATTACTAATACTGTAACAAACGAGCAGTATATTGGTATTACAGGGGTGAACAGTACGGTCAAAAAATCATTATATGTGCGTATTAGAAAGCACATACAACGAGCCTATACTGAAGATAAAAATTGGGGATTGTATGATAATATTCGTAGCTATGGGACTGGTTCTTTTACTTATGGCATTGTCGATATAGTAAGAGGCAAAGCGCAAGCGCACATTCGTGAACTTGAATTAATTAGACAATATTGCCCAAAACTCAATACATTTAAATAAAAATAGTATATAATCACATTATGCGTAGATTACAAATGCAGTTATTCCTTACCACTTCTGCCCTGATAGTTTCATGGCTGATGTTTTTTGGTTTTGGTGTATACACTTGGGTAAGACTAAATGATATTGAAAAATACAGTGTTACCTATGATTGTGAGTTAGCAGAAAAACTTGATTCAACACCAATTGAGGTAAAGGCTAAGTGTGCAAAATTAAGAAAAAAATAAATGCGTAAGTTGTTAAGAGATGGAAAAGTTGCTGTATTAGTATCAGCAGGCTTCGGCGCTGGTTGGTATAGTTGGCATGGTATAAAAGAATTATTATTTGACCCTGATATTGTCAAAATGATTGAACTTGATTGGCCAAACGAGAGAATTTTAGCACACTGTGAAAAATTTTATGGTGACGATCATTATTTTGGAGGTGTTGAGGGTTTAAGTATATGTTGGGTACCGGAAGGTGCAAAATTTCGTATTGATGAGTACGATGGAGCAGAAACACTTGTAACACAAGATCAAGACGAATGGATTATAGCGTAAAGGAAAAATATGGTTACACTAGTTAAACACGAATGGCATCAAGTTGATAGTCAATTTGCACTTGAATTTACCAAAGACATACTAGAAGAAATATATCCAGATATGGATGAAGATGAACTAGAAAAACTTTGGCAAGAGATTGAATCAGGTGATGCTGATATTGATTCTATCATTCAGGATGCATGGGATAACGATGTAGAACTAGAATGGGAAAATCAATATGATGATTGGTGGACACACCGCAAAGGTGGGTATGATGTAACTTATGAATATGGTGATGAAAGTAGTTGGGCTGAACCAGAGGTCCCGCCAGAACCTACACACAAATGTACAAAGTGTAAATGGAAGGGACAAAGCTATGATGCTGAATGGCACTGGCCTGAAGATAATGAAGAAGGGGACAAAGAACCCAAAAAGATTTGTCCTTACTGCGAAAGTGATGTAGAATTGACTGAAGTTGGAATTCAAAAAGAAAAAGAAGCAGAGGAATGGCGAAAGAAATGGGAAAGTAAAGATACGGGAGATGATGATGAAGGTTGAACTAAGTAGTGATGCAGTTGATAGCATTTTTCGTAGTGTACTAATTCAAGACTATAAAGGTCTTAAAGATGATATTAGGCGTTTAAAAGATAAAAAACCTAATTTGCAAGCTTATCAAAAAGAAGATTTGAAGGCAAACAAAAAATACAAAAAAGCAATGGAAGTTATGCTTGAATACTATGTAGGTATTGATTGGAAAGAAACTATAAACGAAGATGAAACCCCTACAGATATTCCAGACGAGTACTAAACGTAGCATTTTGTTTAAAGAAAACGACAAGAAATTTTTTGTGGTTGTGACTAATGATATGGGGCATAGTTTTGTAACTAATTTTGAAAATTATGAAATGGCACTTCAATACGCGGAGACATATATAAAATGATTTATGGACAAATGGAAGTTTTCTTAAACGAAGATGGTGAACATGCAATTCAACTACCAGATAGTATTATACAGGACCTTAATTTAAAAGAGGGTGATGAACTACACTGGGATATAAAAGAAAACGGAAGTGTAATCCTATCAAAAGTTGAAAAAAGTGTAAATACAGAGTGGGTCTTGGTTGAAACTGTTCAAATGTTTAGACATAGATATTGTGTGCAAGTACCAGCAGGTAAAGCAGAATGGGCACTTGATACAGTTACTATGGAAGAAGCAAAAGAATTTAGTCAATTACATTTAGGCGAGACAATATCTAGTCATCGTGTAGTAACTGAGGAAGAAGCAATTGAACTCTGTTATCAAGATAATGACTATCTTAAATCAT